TTATGTCAAATACAATCACGACGCAATTAGAGCGTCATAATTTAGAAGCCCATGTCGATCTGTGTGCAGAGAGGTATAGAGTGCTGGAGAAGCAAATTAATAATGTCGAAACACGTCTAGACCAAATCGAAGAAAAAGTAACAGGCTTGCGTGAAGAAAACATAAGAGCATTTGCTGGTATGAGAGAAGACAATTTAAAACAAAATCAAACAACAAACAGAATTATGTTAGGTACTGCAGCGTCCGTAGTTGCAGGTATACTAACTGTTGTTGTTACAATAATTATGACCATGTAATTTCGCTAAATACATATATGAATTTATCTGTTAAACAAGGTGTATTACTATGAGATTACGTGATATTGCAGAATCGTATGGCCAAATTGATGAACCAGCAGCTGGACTAAGCAAAGCTGCAGTAAGACAGCAAACTGGTGATATGGCTAACCAAGCCCGACGTGCAAACAATCAAGCACAAGATGCTAACGATGAAGCGAACATAAAAGCAGCACAGGAATATAGAGGACAGTTACGTAAAAGACTGGCACCTACAGGTATTCCAAGTAGAATGCTAGCGCCACAAAGTCCAGGAAGTCCAGCACAATGAGAGCAATGGTAACCAAGAGTGGGATTTATACCTGGATTAACACCAGAGAAAATCAGTTTATTGAAGAGCATTTTTCAAACAATGAAAAATTGGATAAAAAAGATTTGAACGAACGTGAACAATACATTGCACAAACACTGGTAAGCCGTGGTATACTAGAGCGGTTTGTAGATCGTAACTCAACAAGTTATGCACTCAACATTGATAACAATAGTGAGGCATGAGATGAGCAGTACAGAAGACATGAAAGCTATCTTAGAAAAGCTATATGCAATTTCCCCAAAACTAGAAAAAAACTTCCAACAAGCAAGTGAAATGTTAGCTGAAGATGCAATAAATGATATTGACTTAGCGGTTGCTATCAACCAAACAGTAACAGAATCCAGCGTAAGAGTGCATAACTATAAGATTGATATTGTTTCAATGGAGTTTGCTGGTAGAACAAAAAACTTTTATAACATAATAGATCTGGCGGCAGGTGAAGTATTGCACAAAGAACTTGCTCTATTTGAAACTGCTATGGCTATTGTTAAAAAATACATTGTTAACACCATTAGTGGTGTGAACGAGTTGGAACAACTAGATGTTGAATATGCCAATGCATTGTATGAAGTATATATGCACAAGCATAATGCAAAGCGATCATTAAATGAAGATATATCCTTAGCAAAAGTAGACAATGCCAATAGAAGATTATTTGAAGCTAAGAGTAAAATTCTAAAAAGACTATAAATATACTAAAGGGAATCAACATCATGTATTTAAACGACTTAAACTCAGCAAGCCACAATGTAGGCAAAATTAATCGTATTTTGTCCCAAACATTTAATCACAATGTTAATTTGGGAGAAATGAGCACCGATTCATTAAATCGTATGCTAACTGCAACAACAGCTAAAATTGCTACTATCAAAGAAAGCAATCTTACTTATTGGGAAAATGCACAATACAATAAGTTAAAACTTATCGAACATTCTTTAAAAACATATATTAGAGAAGTTGCACCAGCCAGAAAAGACGGCAAACGTGCTAAAATGAAAGAAAGCATTGTTATGGAACAAGATTTAGACCAAGCAGAAGTACTGCTAGCAGCCAAAGAATTGGTTGACAAACTACAAAAAATGATCGAAGACGTTGCTGCAATGCAAGTTCAAGAACTTATGCCGATCACAGACGCAATGAAAAATCAACTAGGTTTTGAAATTGCAGAACAATATAATACTGCAGCAGATGCAGCATTAGGCGGTCTACTCGATCAACTAAAATCTGCAAAAACTACATTAGATAACGCTACACTACAAGCAAGCGGTCAACCAGTAAATGGTCCAAGCCCAACTGATATGGGAACAGAACTAGCTACTGCTGATGACTTGGGAGATGAATTTGGCGGTGATGATGAGTTTGGCGGTGATGATGCAGCAGCAGGTGCTCTGAATCCGACTGGTCGTGAACTTAAAGCAGAAAGCAGACTTAACCGTATGGAAAAGAATGCACTCAAGGAGCAACGTGTCCTTTCAGCTAAGAAGCGTGTAATTGAGTCAGCCCGTGCAAGCGGCTATTCAGAAGCGTCTATTGCAAGGTTGATGGCGAAACTTAGATGAAATATTCAGACTTAATTGTAGAAAACACAACTGATCAAGCTGATATTGTGAACGATCTCGAGGAATTGATTACTCGTGCAAAAGCTCGCAACTTTGTTAAAATCAGTACACCTGCAGTACTTGCTAAATTGCAAGATATGGGTTACAGTGTTGATATGACTAGTCTGAAAGCACTTCTAAGTAATATACAAAGCGTTGGTTCAACTAACGATACTGAAGTTACTCTCGACACGGCAATTCCTAGTTCTCCTGATTCCCAGAAGAAGGCAAGTGCTGATGTCGTGAGTAAACTAGCTAGCAAACAAATCCAGAAAGGCACAAAATGACATACAACATTAATAGTAACCAAGCTCTTGCTATGGCGAGAAATGATCTTACTATTTTCCGTGAAATTAATGCTTTAATGGAAGAAGTAATAAGTGATGCGGCATCTGGACTTTACAGTACTACAGTAAGTGACGGGACTACAATGACTGACTCGACACCCGATATCGTAATTACAGGAACAGTTACTACTCCAACAATAACCAATGGGCAAACGTTTATCATTGCAGGAACTACTATCACATTGGGTACAACCGGTACCAATCTAAACAGCATAATTGCAGACATTAACGATGCAGGCATAACAGGATTAGTTGCAAGTAAAAGTAGCAACAGACTCGTAATTACCTACACTGCTGTTGCGGCTGCTACTTGGACAGTTGTTGTGGGTGCAGGAACTGCAAACACTGCACTAGGCATAACTTCAGGTACTAGAACTGCAACTAACCCTAGCAGCACTAGCTATTATAGTGTATGGTCAGGTGCTACAGAGGATCGTGCAAAGTCAGATCAAATGACTCAAGTTATTAAGTATTTTGAAAACTTAGGGTATGCAATTGATCGTCAAGCAAACACTGCGACAAATAAAACCATACAATGGGTTATTACATATTGACATTGTAACAATTTTGTTGTAATGTGATTAGATGTTAACAATAACCACACCTTACCCATATCAAGAAATTAAAAGAAAAAATGTAAACGGCAAGCGGCTCTATGAAACAGAGTCAGGTGCATTGCCTAGTGTCACCACTATCCTTGACAAAACAAAATCAGAAGAAAAAAAGAAAATTCTCAATGATTGGAAAAAGAGGGTAGGTGAAGAACAAGCACAACAGATTGTTACTGAAGCTGCTAATGTTGGAACTCTAATGCACGGCATATTAGAGCATTGGGTCAAGAATGAAACGCATGATCCGGGTAACAACTTTATCCATCAACAAGCAAAACGTATGGCTCAAACAGTTATAGACAATATAGAGCCACATTTAAATGAAGTTTGGGGCAGTGAAGTTAATCTTTACTACCCTGGATTGTATGCTGGCACCACAGACTTGTTAGGAGTTTGGAAAGGCGAGCCTGCTGTGATGGATTTTAAGCAAACGAATAAACCAAAAAAGCGTGAATGGATTGAAGATTACTTTATGCAGGCTGCTGCATATGGTATGGCCCATAACGAACTATACAACACTAACATCGAACGTGCTGCTATTTTCATGTGCAGTAGAGAATGTGAATGGCAGCTATTTGAAGTTGAGCCAGATGAATTTAAATTTTGGACAGAAAAGTGGGCTGGCAGAGTAGAACAGTTCTACAATCTCAACTAAATATGTTATACGAGGGAATATGATATGACAGATACACGTATTAGTAAAATTAAAGTAAGACAGGGGAATTTTTCCGCTCTGCCAATGTTAGATCCGGGCGAGCTTGGATATGCAAAAGATCAACGTAGATTGTTTATCGGAAATGATCCAGTTGCAGTTGGCACTGGAAATGCTGTGAAAACAGCGTTTATTGTTGATGCAGATGTTAGCAGTCCCAACGTAGTTAGGGTATTTTTAGCTGGAGTTGAGGTCAACACTGCGCTTTACAGTATTGTTGGCACAACACTTACGTTCACAACAGCACCTGGTAACGGGGTTGCTATTACAATTATGTTTAACAGTGAACTTGAGATTGACAAAGACATTACTCGTCCAAGTAGTCTTAGTTTATCTGCTGGCGGTGTTGCTGCAGCAACTGGATTTCAATTTGACACTACCCAATACAATGCATGTATAATGGACTATACACTTGAAAGCACTGTTGGTGTTCGTATTGGACAACTACGGTTTGCACTAGACCAAAGCAGTGGCGCAGTAGCAATCGACGACAACTATACAGGAACAGCAAGCATCGGTATTACCTTTAGCTTAAACACTGCTACTGCAAATACATTAAAGCTAATGTATACAGATGTCGATACATTAATCTCAAAATTCAAATATACATATCAACTTTGGAACAGCAATTAAAGCATAGGGCTTGGTTCGATTCTCCCAGCAGCCGTTTGAGCCAATGGAGAGAATTTAGGCAACGCCTTAACATAAATGACACGTATGAAGTGTGCAAAACAGTGGTAAGCTGGTGGGTATCAGCGCCGTTGATTAGTATTACTATTGATCCGGTAAATGCAGCCCAATGGCCCACCCCATGGGAAATGCTACATCAAGGCGACTTCTGTGAAAACAGTTTAGCACTTGGTATGAGCTATACAATCTATTACGCTAATCCTGACATAGCAAATGAGCTAGTATATGTTACTTGTCCTGGCAGTAGTTTTCAAAGACTGTGTGCATTGATTGACAATAAACACTTGCTTAATTTCAATTTAGGCGAGATAAGTACTTTTCCGAGCAAAGACTGTTCGATAAGTTACCGAGTTTCAATCCAAGATATCGTAAAACAACAACAATAAAAGACCCAGCATTGACATGACTGGGGGTATATCATATTTTAAGAAAGCAGACGTGATGAGCAATATTCAAATAACTAAACGAGACGGCACCAAAGAAAACATTAACTTAGACAAACTACACAAAGTAGTATTCCATGCTTGTGAAGGCGTGAGTGGAGTTAGTCCAAGCGAAGTTGAAATCAAAAGTAGTTTACAGTTTTACAATGGTATCACTAGTAATGATATCCAAGAAACACTTATTAAAAGTGCTGCAGATTTAATTAATGAAGAAAATCCAAACTACCAATCAGTTGCAGGTAGACTAATTGTATATCACCTACGCAAAATGGTATATGGAACTTACGAACCATGTCACATCCTAGAACTTGTAAAAAAGAATACCAAAGAAGGATTTTATGATCCTGAACTAATCACATCATATACTGAAGAAGAATGGAACGAACTTAACACCTACGTTAAACATGAGCGTGACGAAAGTCTAACATATGTTAGCATGGAACAATGGCGTGGCAAGTATCTAGTGCAAAACCGTGTTACTGGAGAAATTAAAGAAACGCCACAAATGGCATACATGCTTATTGCAGCAACATTGTTCAATAACTATCCTAAAGAAACACGTATGCGTTGGGTAAAAGATTATTACGATGCTGTTAGCTTGCATGATGTTAGTTTGCCAACTCCTGTTATGGCTGGTGTGCGTACACCACAGCGACAGTTTTCGAGTTGCGTATTAATTGAAACAGGTGATAGTTTAGACAGCATTAATGCCACCACTAGCAGTATTGTTAAGTATGTTTCGCAAAAAGCAGGCATTGGTATCGGTGCAGGCAGTATCCGTGCTATTGGTTCGCCCATACGTAAAGGAGATGCTTATCACACTGGTGTGATTCCTTTCTATAAAATGTTCCAAGCAGCGACACGTTCTTGTAGCCAGGGTGGTGTGCGTAACGGCGCTGCAACACTTTATTATCCCGTTTGGCATTACGAAGTAGAAGATTTGCTTGTTCTCAAAAACAACAAAGGCATCGAAGATAACCGTGTTCGCCACATGGACTATGGTGTGCAGTTCAACAAACTTATGTATGAACGTTTAATCCAAGGCGGCAACATTACATTGTTTAGTCCTGCAGATGTACCTGGACTATATGAAGCGTTCTTTGCTGACCAAGATCGTTTTAAAGAACTATACGAAACTGCAGAACGCAATACACGTCTACGCAAAAAAGTAATCAGCGCATTAGAACTATTCAGTTCATTTATGGGCGAGCGTAAAGATACTGGTCGCATTTACTTAATGAATGTGGACCATGCTAACAGTCATGGTGCATTTAAACCAGAAGTGGCACCAATTAAACAAAGCAACCTATGCTGTGAAATTAACCTCCCGACCAAACCATTAAATGACTTTAATGATATGGAAGGTGAGATTGCACTATGCACACTCAGTGCCATTAACTGGGGTAACATTAAAAAGCCTAGCGACTTTGAACGCATTTGTCGTTTGGCGGTGCGTGGACTTGATGCATTACTAACGTATCAAAGCTACCCTGTCAAAGCAGCAGAACGTGCTACAATGGGCAGGCGCCCTCTTGGTGTGGGCATTATCAATCTTGCATATTGGATGGCTAAGAATGACATGACCTACAGCAATCCAAACTTAGCAATGATTGATGAATACGCAGAGGCATGGAGTTACTACTTAATTAAAGCAAGTGCTGAACTAGCAGCGGAGCAGGGTGCATGTCTATGGAATGACCAAACACGTTATAGTGACGGTGTTCTCCCTATTGATACTTACAAGCGTGATGTTGATGAACTAGTTGCACCGCAGGAGCGTATGGATTGGAATGGACTACGCAAGCAGTTGCGTGAAACTGGTATTCGTAACAGCACACTAATGGCATTGATGCCCGCAGAAACGTCAGCACAGATCAGCAATGCTACTAATGGTATCGAACCACCACGTAGCTTAGTGAGCGTTAAACAAAGCAAGCACGGCGTTTTAAAGCAAGTAGTGCCTGGTATACACAAACTGAAAAACAAATATGAATTGCTTTGGGATCAGAAAAGTCCAGAGGGTTACCTGAAGATTATGGCAGTATTGCAAAAGTATATTGACCAGGGCATTAGTGTCAACACAAGTTACAACCCACAGTTCTTCGAAGATGAAAAGATTCCAATGAGTACAATGTTACAGCATTTGATGATGTTTTACAAATACGGAGGAAAACAGCTCTATTATTTCAACACATATGACGGGGCAGGCGAAGTAGACATTGACAAGTTTGCCCAATCTAGTATAGTATTAGAAGATAACATCGAACTATCTGACGCAGAAAACTGCGATAGTTGTACAATTTAAGGAATAATGATGAGTAGCGTATTTGATACAAAAAACAAATCAAACCATACTGAGTCCAAAGCATTCTTGGATCCTAATGGTGGGGTCACCATTCAACGTTACGATACACTAAAGTACCCTGCGTTTGACAAGTTTACTGATAAGCAGCTAGGGTTCTTTTGGAGACCTGAGGAAATCGACGTTATGAAAGATAGCAAAGATTTCAAAGCATTGACTGAGCATGAGCAGCACATTTTTACCAGTAACCTAAAGCGTCAAATTCTACTTGACAGCGTTCAAGGCCGTGCGCCTGTAGAAGCATTTAGCCCTATCGTAAGTTTGCCAGAACTTGAAAATTGGATTATTACTTGGACATTTAGTGAAACTATTCATAGCCGTAGTTACACACATATCATCCGTAACATCTATAGCAACCCTAGCAAAATCTTTGATGAGCTGTTGGACATTGCAGAGATTGCGGATTGTGCAGAAGACATTAGCAAAAACTATGATGATTTAATTGAACTAGCAAGTTGGTATAATTTGCTAGGAGCGGGCACACACACAGTAAACGGAAAATCGGTTGTAGTTGATCTATACGAACTAAAGAAAAAACTATGGCTTGCACTTATGAGTGTTAACATTCTAGAAGGTGTTCGTTTTTATGTCAGCTTTGCCTGCAGTTGGGCATTTGCTGAACTTAAAAAGATGGAAGGTAATGCAAAGATCATCAAGCTAATTGCTCGTGATGAGAATTTGCATTTAGGCAGTACACAACTTCTTCTAAAAACGTTGCGTAAAGATGACAGTGATTTTGATAAGATTGCAGCGGAAACGGAAGCAGAGTGTGTTAAAATGTTCGTAGACGCAGTTGAGCAAGAAAAGGCATGGGCTAACTATTTGTTCAAAGATGGTAGTATGCTAGGCTTGAACAATCGACTGCTTTGTGAATACATTGAATATATTGCAGCACGGCGTATGGTTAGTGTTAGTTTGCCAAAGGTATACAACCAATCAAACAACCCATTGCCGTGGACACAAAAATGGATTGCTGGATCTGATGTTCAAGTAGCACCACAAGAAACTGAAATTTCAAGCTATACAATTGGCGCAGTCAAGCAAGATGTGGATAGCAACACATTTAAAGGGTTTAGTTTATGATTACAGTATACAGCAAAGCAGGGTGCGGATATTGCACAATTGCAAAGGACTACCTAACAAAGAACAATTTTGAGTTTGAAGAAATTAGAATTGACTTGGACAAGGAAAAGCGTGATTGGATTGTTAAGCAAGGACACAGAACTGTTCCTCAAATCTATTACAAAGGAAAAGTACTTGTTGCAGGCGGGGGGATTGCATTGAGTAAAATGGATCCTACAGAAGTAAAACAGAATATGGAAAAAATTGATGTTATCAGTACAAGCGTTTAAGTCAGGCGATGTCGTTGTTGTTAAACTTGTGACAGGCGAAGAAATTATTACAAAACTAGTAGAGCCAGATGTTACTTCTTATAGTATCTCTAGACCATTGGTATTTACTATGCACCCACAAACAGGGCAACCGGCGCTTATTCCTTGGCTAATGAGTCTTAACCCAAAAGATCCAAAGCCAGTTGTTATTAACAAAAGTGCAGTAGTTGGCATGACCACACCAGCTAAGGAAATTGCAGATAGTTACACACAAGCCACAACGGGTATTGTTACAGCACCAGCAGGTTTTGTGCTTTAATAAATATATGTATGACAAACTTCATACATAGGCAAAATGATGCGAGAAGTTGTGGTGCAACAACTGTCACAACTTCTAACACAGTTAGAATTAACGGTAGATTTATTAGTGTTGAGGGTGATACTAATACACATGGCGGGGGAGCATTAAGAGCAACCCAAACTGCCGGCAAGGTTAGAGTAGGTGGTAAATCAGTTATTATCCTCAACGATCCAGCTTCTCCCGATTCATTATGCCCTCCATTAGGCGGCGCCCATTGTAGCCCAAAGGCTAGCAGTGCAAGTCCAAATGTAAGAGCGGGGGGCGGTTGATATGACAGGATTGACAGATTTTAAAGCAGGTTTGCAGAATGCAAGCGAATACTTAGACGGCAGACATCATCTCGGCGGCACGTTTGCACAAGGAACTGATGCACTTCGTATTGTTGGTACTGCAGAATATAGTTTCACACTAAGAGAACTACTATGCAGCATACTAGCAGGTAATGGATTTAAACTTCCAAATCTACAAATATGCTTACATGCAAACATTAATGAATTACTAGGCATACCCAATTTGCAAGCAGAACTTGCTGGTATTTTAGGACAGCTACAAGCTGGTCTCGAAAGCTTCATGGATCACACAAAGATTGATGATGTGTTAGGTCGTCTTAATAGTGTATTAGGCGAAGCACAACAAGTCGCTAACTTGATTAACTTTTGTGCAGTACCTGTAGATCCTATTGCGATCCCTAACCTATTAGAACGTGCGTTTGGTAGCTTCCTAGGCGCAGGCAAGTCTATCATCGACGCAATTGGTAACATTGCTCCTGGTGAAGTTTGTGCATGTATTGGCCCTGGCGGATTTAACACAAATGCATTCCAAGGCGGTATTTTAGGTCAGATTGCAAACAACA